GGTCCTCAAATTCATTGAGAGGTCACTCAAAGCAATCCCTAATTTACCTGATGGTAAATTAAAGGAGAATCTTTTGGTTGATATTAATCTTTTACTTAGTGATCCGGAAGGATCCAGTAAAGATAACATCATCAAAGATTTACAAACCCAAAATGCACAATTGCATGAGGATTTGGATGCTTGTCAAGTGGCACTTGAGAATTTTGAGGTTATCCAAGATTTTCTCAATAATTATGCGACTCCTACCCGGAAAACCAAGAAGCAGTATATCCAGCTCATGGAATTCCTCTCCAATCTCGGATTATAATGGAGCCTACCTAAGACTTAAGGGTGGGCACGTCGCCCACCTGATGTTTAGGGCAACATCCGAAAGGAGGTCACCCCGTGTTGAATTTTCAACAACATCAGGATGGGCTAATGCGTCGACTCTTGGTTATAGGCATTCCCAAACCGCTAGTAACTCCTTTTATTAAGGAACTAGTGAAGTGGGAGCATCACTCTGGGATTGAATGGACAATTAAGAGATTAAAATCTCTGAAAGTCGATTTAATCCGCCGTAAATCAGGTTTATCACCATTAACTTGGATTCGTAAGAATCGCAAGGGTGATATTTCTGGTGTTATCGGCTCCATCTTTCGCTGGTCAGATAAATCTGATGATGGATTTGCAAGGGGAGTTCAAGCCTTTATGGCTTACTCCTTTTACATTTTCCCTCATCTGACTGATTCTCAAAAGGAGAAATTCCTTGAGGGAATCAACTGTTCCGACGATGATGGAATTTCTCAGTCTTTTCGGAAAGAGTTCCGTAAGACTGTGAAACGAGTGATTGGGCGGCATTTTGTGAAGTCGAAAGTTCGTCCCTTAGTTTGTTACGAAGGATCACCTTCCAAGAAGGCACCTGCCTTATTTGGTCGGAAATCTGTGGTTCAAAATGAAGAAGTCCTCCGTGATTTGGAGTTCTTTAATCATGATGGATCACTCAACCTATACTGTAAATATCAGGAGATTTATTCTCCTCTTCTTTACGGTCTTGATCGTAGAAATAAATACGATTCTTTAGTGGATACCTTTAATAGGTTTCCTAAGAACCGTATGAATAAGGCCCCCCTTGGGGGCCAAATTCATTTTCTACAGGAACCAGGTGGTAAGCTACGTTCTGTAGCATCACCATTCCGGATCCATCAAGAAGCCCTAAGACCACTAGGTCTTGAGGTTTATAGAATTGTTTCGCAACTTCCTTGGGATTGTACTTTTGATCAAACAAAAGCCATTCCTACAATCCAGTCTCACCTGAAGGCAGGTGAGGAGTGTTTTTCCATTGATTTGAGTTCCGCAACAGATGTTTTCCCATTATCTCTCCAATTAGATGCACTTTGTGCAATATTTGGCAGTGATAATCCCTTTGTAAATCTCTTTTCAGAGATCTCAAGAGGAAACTGGGAGTCATCATTGGGGACCTTATCATGGAAACGGGGCCAACCTTTGGGTTTATTCCCAAGTTTTGGTACCTTTACACTCACACATGGTTTACTCCTACTACATTTGAATAATGGACGTTATGACCATTCATTCTTTGTACTAGGTGATGATGTGGTTATCTTAAAGCGTGAGCTTTATGATAAATACATTACCATGTTGAACCGGATGCATTGTCCTTGGTCTCGAGATAAATCATTAATTAGTCGAGAACTCTCTGAGTTCTCTGGCAAATTAATCACAGCAACAAGGGTTATCCCCCAGTTGAAGTGGAGAAGGATGTCTGACGACAACTTTCTGGATATATGTCGATTACTTGGACAAAAGAGTCGTTCTCTCCTAACCTATAAACAGAAAATTGTATATGATAGGGTTGCAAATCTTTGTGATCCTATCGGTCTGAATTTTTCAAAGCCAGGTGATAACCTGGAGTTGATGATACAGAGAACACTTTCCTTTTATAGGCCAGATGAGGTGGTCTTAGGTTCCCTTATGGGCCTAAGAAGGAGAATAAATAAGATTATTTATTCTCCTATATTTGAAGAACCAGTAATTCTTCACGAATTATTGGAACTTCTTTCCACCTTTGACGAAAAGGTGAGATCTGTAATGCTTCAAACAGTCTTCAGTCGATGGGAGTCCTCGATTCTCATCGGATTAGAAGCTTTTGAGACATTACCTCAGGCTCTTGGAATTGTTCCAAGATTACCTTTTAGGAGTACTCCTCCTACCCGGAGGACTACCTTAGAGAGGTACCTGTCTATGATCAAGTCACAACATTAACCCCTCC